TTAACTAAGTCTACTACTTGTCCCGGAACTTTTTTTTCATCAGGTTGTGTAGACATACCTAATACGTAACTAGGTACTTTTTGTGTAACACTTGCCATTAGCGTCTAAGCATTTTATAAGGTTTATAAGATTGATATGCAGTCTCGTCTGGATGTCCAAGCATGTTATGATCACCCTGATTGCATTCATATTCCATACACGCAGCTCTAGCTTGTGACTCAAAAGTTGACATCATTTTTTGTAGTTCAGCGTTGGAAACTAATTGTACCGCAGCTCTACCGCAAGCTTTATATATAATATATCTTTGGAACGGAGCTGGTATATCTTCAAATAATAAAAGTCTTACATAGTTGAAATAAAAAAACTCATCATCTGGAAATTCAAATGTATGATTTACTCTATCATATATTTTCCATAGTCCATCTGTATCTTTTCTTCTAACAAAATCTCTTGTACGATCCCATGCATCTGCCATGTCTATACGCATAACATCTGATGGAATAATAAATTTATTATCTGCTGTTTTACTTGTATTTTTAATATGATATTCTTTATTAAATATCCAACCTTCGCTCTGTACATCTTGATTAGATTCTTTCAATAGGTTGTATACAAATGATACCTCTGGATTGGTGAAGTCTAATTGAGATATAGGAGACTGACCTATGCTACCCAAGATTGAGTTTACTGCGGATAGTTCGGTATCGAGTGTTGTAGTTGTGGTAGTCATAGGTTAAGATTTATGAATAAAAAAAAGGGAGGTCGTGAAACCCCCCTATGTGTGTTAAGTATATTGTCCT